GGGACCGTAAAAAAGCAATACGATGAGTACATGAAAGACAAAAAGTGTGCCCATTGTGGTAATGATGACATAAGAGTTTTGCAATGGCATCATTTGGATCCATCACAAAAAGATGCAAACGTTCCCAATCTTGTTTCAAGATACAAGTGGGAGAGAGTACTTGCTGAGATAAGTAAGTGCATATGCCTTTGTGCAAATTGTCATTGCATAGAACACCATGTAAACAGAGACAAGTATAAGTACAAAGTTAAAAATTTATTCTTGCCTCTTCCATTTCTTGATTCATAATACACCTATGAAAACTATTTTAAATAAACTTACAGTCCCCTTTCTTATGTTTCTCGGTTTCAACTTGATTGGTTTTTGTTACCACAAAAACTATGAAGGAGCAGTTGCTGGCAGTCTTGTTGGAATGCTTGTTGCAATTCTTGTTTTAGAAATCAAAGTTAAATTGAACTAATGGATAGTAGTCGGCCCTTTCGTCTAGTCGGTCTAGGACACGGCCCTTTCAAGGCCATAACATGGGTTCGAATCCCGTAAGGGTCATTATGACATTACCACACGAAGAATACAATAGTCTTACACACACAAGAGAATTTTTATATGATCTCTTGGATGCAAGTAAAACACCAAACGTCCCAAAGGCCATTCGGGATCGTGCGAGAGATGTTTTGAAACATTATCCGTTTGATACAACTCTAAAGCAATTTTATAAGGACAGCATGCACCACCCAGACCGTGGAATTCTTGGTTGGGGGAAAGGAAAAGACGAATGAGCGATTCTATTGATAATCACCCGGATACTCTGGATAAACTCATTGAACAGTATCCAATTGTATTCAAGCATTTGAATAAAACTGGTTACCACAATCTTCCTTCTGGCTGGTATAAAATCGTGGATAGGCTTTGTTCAGAACTGTCTGTGATTCTTGAAGAAGCCCTTGAAGCAAATCCTGAGAATCCTGACGAGCCCCTGTTCAGCGTTCTTCAGGTCAAGGAGAAGTTTGGTGGTCTTCGGTTTTATTACATGATGAATACGAAAGACGATGAACTTTATAGAAGAATTCAGACCGCAGTTGATACCGCTGAAGACACTTCATATTCAACCTGTCAGATAACTGGAAACATTGGAGTCTTATGCAAAGATGGTTCTCACTACATGACTTTGTGTGAAGATTCTCGCATTTCAATGGGCTACAAGATTGTTGGCAATGGATAACAGAAATCTAATAGATCATTATAAATATTGGACTGATGACGCAATTAGAGCTGATCTTGATGTTAAGCGTAATAACTTTTCTGTTGTCTGCTGCAACATTGGCAACGACTTTAATATTGCTACCGTTATACGGAATGCTAATGCGTTTCTGGCGAGAGAGGTTGTAATCTATGGTAACAAGAAATACGACCGACGAGGGACTGTCGGTACGCATCATTACACCAACTTTCGCCATGTCAAAAGCATTGAAAATCTCAGCACCTATGTTGAAGAAGTTGTTTCCCAGTTTGAAGGAAAAGTTAAACTACTGGGAATTGACAATGTTTCTCAAGCACAAGACGTAAATGCATATGAGTTTGATCCAAACATTCATTATGTTATGATATTTGGTCAGGAACAAATCGGTGTTCCTGAGAACGTGCTAAGTATGTGTGATGACCTTCTCTATATTCCTCAGTATGGTTCTGTGAGAAGCATCAATGTTGGTACGGCATCAGGAATTATTATGAACAATTACTGTGCTAAGGTTCATTATATAGTATCACAATAAATGTTAAAATATTTGTGATACTAAATATATTTGTGAGAAATAGAAGATCTCCAATTTGGAAGATAAGTAAAAAAGAATTAAGTGAAATTGTTTCATTATGTGATACATTTTCTTGTATACTTTCTAAATTTAATTTATTGAATAAAGGTGGAAATGTAAAAACTCTTAAAACTAGATTATTGGAGGATAAAATTAATTATTCTCATATTCCAGAAGGAAGAGGTTCCAACAAAAATAGACCCAAAGGAGCAAAAACACCTTTAGATTTAAAAAAAGTACTTGTAAAAAATTCATCTTATAACAATAGAACAATATTGAAAAAAAGACTAGTTAAAGAAAAACTATTAGATTATAAATGTGATGAATGTGGTTTAACAAATACGTGGAATAAAAAATTAATAACATTACAATTAGATCATAAAAATGGAATCCATAACGATAATAGAATAGAAAATCTTAGATTTTTATGCCCTAATTGTCATTCTCAAACAGATACGTTTGCAGGAAGAAATCATGGAGGTTAGTTCAGCAGGTAGAACGCAAGGCTTTGGTCCTTGATGTCGGGAGTTCGAATCTCTCACCTCCAATTTAACTAGGAGAATATTATGAAACCAGTAGGCAAATGGATAGTCGCAAAGTCATTGATCGGTGGCCAAAAGACCACCGAAGCAGGAATCATTTATAACGAGAAGTCTTCATCAAAAATCATTCCTGCCAAGGTAGAAGCAATTGGGAATAAACTCACAGAAGACATTCAGGTTGGAGATACGATCTGGTGGGATGTGAGTAAGATCAAAGATGGTTATGCTGGCTCACACGTGGTCCATCAAGACTGGGTTGAGTTTGTAGAGCGATAAAAGAAACAACCCCGAACTTCTCGGGGTTGTCGGGCCTGAGATTCTATCTCAAGTGGGGTTTATCTTTCTCTGCGTGCAGACTTTGCTTTATCGTAATCTGTCAATGGAAGAGGTTTTGCTCCCATGTTCAAGCCACGTTCTGCTGGAGTATCAATTTCGGATGGTTCTGCCATCCCCCCTGTTTTAGAAAAGAATCCGGGCCCTTCGGCAGCACGTGCTGCTTGAGCAGTTGCGATTTTAGCTTGAGATTCTGGATGAGCGCGAATCGCGTCTTCTATAGCTGTAATTGCATCTCTAGATTTTTGACCTGCCATTGTTCCAGCCCATTCTTTGCCAAATTCATAAATTCCTTGATCGTGAGATATAACTGCATCAGCCAGTTTAGAATGTAAATCGGGCAAGGTTGCTATTCGTTCATCTTTACTATTGGGGCCATCATCTGCATCATTGAATCCATCGGTTGCATAAAACCCATCAGGATCCTCATCTGGATCTGGGCGTTCAGCACCCCCATCAGGCTCCTCATCTGGATTTGCATTTCCTCTGGCCATACGGACTTCCACTTCATTCAAAACTCTTGGGAACCCACCGTAAACAAAGTTTTTGGCCTGTACTACAGTATCTTCTTTCAATTCCTTCTTTTTCTTCTTTGCTTTCTTGTCAGGCTTCTTGGACTTGTCGTTCTTCTTGGCCATATTAGCCTTGATTGCCTTGTCTTTGGAACCTAGGAACTCTTCGGAGCCGGTTTCCAATTCTCCGTCTCCATCGTAATCTTTATCAGCTTTCTTTTCTTTCTTTTTCTTTGCTTCAGTTAAAGCAATTAGTTGCAATCTATAAAGATTATCTGATAAGTTTGATGAAAAATTTAAATAGTCTTTGAAGTTATTCATAAAATTATTTAGTTTATTTTAAGCTTAATGATTCGTCTTCTCTTGATTTAATATAATTATTCATTTTATCAAGATATCCTAAATTTCTTAATTCTTTAAAAATTAAATTTTCTATTGAGTTTTCACCTGATTTTTTTAAAGAAGAATTCCTCATATTTTTAATTTTATCTTTCATTTTTTCAAAAGATTCATCTTCTGCATTACTAGAAATTAAATTATCTATTTTTTGAGTAAAATAATCTACTTTACTCTTTATAAGAGGATCTTCCAAATCTACTTTTTCTTGTTTGGGTTGCTGTATCCAATCATTATTTACTAAACTAAATACACCCTGTCCAGTTGGTGTAGGATCATCTTTTCCTTGGGCATACAGTTCAACATCGTGCCCATATACTGTTATATCGTGAATCTGTGACCACAACTGTTTTTTATCTTTGAGATAATCATCAAGTAAATCGGGACAATCCGGCATTTTTTCTTTATTTATTAAGATATGTACATCAATATCAGAATAATCGGTATAATTAAAATTTGCATTTCCACCAACCATTATAATATCTACGATAGCTTCTTCTGGTATCTGGGCAAATTCTGCCCACGTTTTACCAATTTGCAAAAGTTTGTCTCTAACTTCTTGTTTCAACATATCTTTATCCCACAATTTTTGATTTAATTCATTGTGGTATTGCAAAGTTAAAGAAGAGGCTTCTTCCAAATGTTCTTTAAAGGTTTTTCTTTTCTTCTTTGAAATTTCAATGGCAGCAAGCTGGTCTTTTGCTTTTTCTTCACTAGAATGTGTGCCAAGAAGTTTTTCTCCAGAAGAATCTCTAACTTCCCATTTATTTCCGCGCTTTACAATCATAAAGATATTTATCCAATAAAAAACCCGGTTTTTCAGATGCGGGAAAACCGGGAAACCCCACTGCTTTAAGCAGCCATCCGCATTGGTGCGGCTTTTATATTTGCAACTGTTTATTTACGACACTTGTTACCCGTGTCGGGTATCTCCTTCTTTCCTACTTTGCTCCAGTCGATGCCTTTCGGTCCCGTATTGATCTAAAGCCTAGGACTTTAGATCGTGCCCCTCTGCAGAGAGGACTTGTTTCGCCATTGCCAGAGGTTGCAGAGATTCTGGGTTAGGCTAATGGAACCGAGGGGATTCGAACCCCTGTGCTGTAAGCATTTCTGTCCGAGATCAACAATACCAATATTAATTATTTTTTTTCAAAAATACATGGTTGACACTATAATCACCGGTATTATGATGATATCCTGCATACCAAATTATATGATGATTTGGAAAATATTTTTTAATATAATTTTCATCATAATTTCTATGCAATTCTATATCAATGTATTTTACAGTTTGTAAAAAAGTAGAATTTTCAATAATATTATACTCCCCTCCCTCTATGTCCATTTTTACAAAATCTATTGGTTTAAAATTAAAAAATTCTAATTCAAAAAGGTGAAAAGGCTCATCAGATTCAAAAAAATCACTACTAAAGTTATCTACTACAGTATAACCGCCAACATGAGAAAATGCCGGTTTTATTGCATTTTGATATTTTTTACCATAATGTATACCACAATTTAAAAATACAAATTTATTTAAATTTTTTAATTTATTAAATAAATAATTAAAATTATCTTTTTGGGGTTCAAATAAATAACCTGTTTCTATACTAGGTATATTTTTTAACAAAACAAAAGACACACCACCCACATTTGCGCCTATATCAATAAAATTTTTTATATTTTCTTTTTTTAATATAGACGTAATAGTTTTAAAATAATCACCTTGTTCCCACTCATTTACACTATATTCCCAATGACTTTCTTGTGTTTCTGTTCCCATATATATCCTTAAATATTTATTTAGTAGCCTTTATGTTATAATGCGAGCAGGAGGATTCGAACCTTCGTAGGCTATGCCATCTGATTTACAGTCAGACCTCGTTGACCACTTGAGTATACTCGCTAAAAACGGGCATTGAATCCTTTTTCCAAGGCCGATCAAGCCTTGGGAAGTATAGTGCTAGCCCTTCGCGTTCTTCTGAGGTATTCGCGCCCCACCTCTGATTACTGCGGGGTATCAGTTATCCCTAAGCAGCTTTATAGACGATGCACTAGTATATATCACAACTGTTGTTTGTCAATAGTTGACTTCCTATTTTTTGGAGATATATTGTAATCATGTTCAAACACATCAAAAATAATTTCGATCTTCGTGATTACTCTGAACGATTTTTGGCTATTACTTTGTCATTCATGGCTGGATTGATGGCCAACATGGGTGAAATTTGGATGGCTGGAATCATCATCTGTGTTGCAATGGTTGATCCTAAATGGTTTAAGGATGTAAAATGAAAAATAAAAGAACAAAAACCGTACCATTCATCTTAAACGACTTTGATTTTGTATCTTACCTTTTAGAGGATGGTGATGAAAAATTCAATAAGTCTTTAGAGGAGATGCCTTTTACTTTACTTCTGCAGAATTATGCAGACTATTGTGAAGCAATCGGTACTCTTGTCAAGGAAAGAAAATCAAATAGTAAAGACCCAAGAGTCAGCAAACTTTATGAACGCAAGTATCTATTGGCAGAGAGACTTAAGTTGAAGATGTTTGATACTCAAGAAGAAGCAAGTAGAGCAAATTATCATTACGATATGATTGCTGATGAATATTGGGAACTAAAGAAAAAATAATTTTTTAAAAGTTTTCGTAATTAACAATTCCCAAAAATTTATAGTATATTTGTTTTGCAGTAAATGTTTGGCCTCCAGAAATAACAGTGTGGCCAAATGTCATTCCTGTTATAGCTTCTGCAGTATTTCCAGCAAGATTTGTTAAAAAAGCACTTTTTTGATAATCTACATAAAAAATTTCATATTTTTCATATGTTGCTCCCGATGGAACTGTAGTATTAGTCAAAAAATATTTTGAATTTTCTGAATATTGCCAAGCAGAAGATATACCAGTCAACCCAATTATATAATCTGGTGTATATGCAGAAATTATTGCAGCGTCAGCAGTATCTGTAACTGAATTAGACATGTATAATGTGCACATATGTTCATAACGTCTTGTACGTGGTCTAACATCACTCGGTGATTTGCAAAATAATTCTCCACCCAAAGCGGGAAGAGACCAGGTATTTCCAGAAATTGCAACTGAAGGTAAAGATGTATAAATTGTATTTGTTTTTGGTTTTATTGATGCGTTTATTGTTGGCATGTTATGTAAAACTTTCTAATCTATTTTTTATATTTTCTAATCCAGTTTTTATATTATCAAAATGCCATGTTCTTGCTATTTTTTTAGAAGTATTATTAGATAAATAAAATCCTGCCGTTAAACCTATTATATCTATAAAGTATTTCATAGAAGGATAAAATGTTCCTGCGTGTATTGGGCCACTAGCACTTCCATATATATTTCCATTTATTGTAGATGATCCGGCGAATAAACCGTGACCCAACGTATATAATTTATTATTTTTTTTGTATAACATTAATCCAGAAGAATCACCTGGCCAAATATTTGCAGATATTATTTCTACTGAAATACTTTTCAATAATGGTAAAAAATCATTTAAATTTGTTGATTTTAAAATTTTAGGTATTGAAAAAGATATGTAATCTACAGGAGCAATCGTATCATTTCCTCCCCAATAAAATACATCAGTAACAGGTACTCTATAAGCGTCCGTAGAAGATAATTTATAATCATTAATATTTTTTATTTGTTCTTCTGACAAAACAGAAAGTGGATGAATTACATTTAATTTGCCTGTTCCAAAATTATTTGAAGAAGAATAATTTTTCTTTTTCATTAATGCATGGTCTGAAACTGTAATTCTATAAAATGTTGCACCTTGATTTATATCATAAATACCGAACGACAAACCAACATCTGAAGATTCAGTAACATAATCGTACATATGCTCTATACCAGAAATATCATTAAAACCAGTAAAGCCGGAATTCCAAAATTTAACTGAATTTATTCCAGTTTGCCCACCTTCTCTAAATCCATTAGCAGGTAAAGAGTCTGAATTGCAAAATTGTGGTGGATTTATTTTATATGGATCTGTGCAAAAATAATTATTTGGATAATCCCAATGGAAAAAATAGGTAAAATGTGTAGAACAACTTAAAAATTCGTCAGTTATTTTAAAATATAAAGGTTCGTTGTTATTAAAATAATTGGGGTATAATGATATGTCTGTTCCGGGTGGTAAAGGATATGCTGGAGAAGGTATATCAAAATCTCTGTACCTTATGGATATTGCTTTATAACTTTCTCTAGCATCATAAAGTAAACAATTGGGATTTAGTCCAATTGGAAACCCAGTATTGCCTGAAGAATAAAGATAGGGATCATGTAAAGTTGGATTATAAGCAGCAAAATACATTAGTACCATTCACCCCCATTAATCAAATCTACAGTTCCAAGAGCTGTTGGTATTTCTTGGCCTGTAAGAAAAGAAACATTTTCATTTATATCTTGTATTAATTCATATAATTCTAACATAGTTGCTTCTCTTGGGAAATCTGTGTTTGTATCTACAGACCCCGAAATATAAAGTTCAACATCCTTTCCCTTTCTTTCTACTTGAACACCGGGACCACGTATAATTAAATTCCCAGCTGAACGAATAACTTTTATTTTATTTCCACTCTCATCTTCAGAAATAATACCAATTCCACCTCCGCCACCTATACCACCCTCTAAATTTTTAGTTCTTACTGCTTCTAATGTTTTCTGTACTGTAATTGCATTTTCATCTGCAAACAGATCTGTGAGTTTATTTAAATCAATTTGAATTTTGTTATCTTTTACTACTAATGGTTCTTTAACTTCAATTTGAGAAGATTGCAATTGTTCATTTAAAGGAATTTGAACTTTTAATTTTGATTGCGTTTTTGGTTTTGTGTGTACACTTTTGTTTATAACTTCAACCAAAGCTTCTTTAGTAGCTTCAGTCAAATTCAAAGTTTTTGTTTTATTTTCTTCCTGTAATTTAGCAAAAACCTCGGCTTCGGCTTTATGTTTTTCAATAATTTGTTCTTTTGTAGATTTTCTTATAAAATTTTGAATAAAATTCAAATTTGGGTGATTCATAAAGATATTTATCTCACTTGACAACACAAACTATTAACATATAATAATATTATGACAAATAAAGAACTTGAAGAAAAAATATATGAATTTGGACAAGTGCTCTACAAATTGGGTAGAATGGAAACAGATGGCAAAGACAGCACAAAAGATTATAATAAAATGACAAAACTTCGTGAGGATTTAACTAAAGAATTTGATAAACATTTTAAAGCAATAAAAAATTAAAAAAGATCACCAAAAGTTGCTTTTATTACAGCTTCTGGATTCATAACTTTTGATCTTTTTAATTGTTCCATTATTCTTTTTCTGGCTTCCAGCTTCCAAGAAGCCAATCCATCAACAGATGCGTTACTGTTTCCTGCAATTTGGTCTTCTTTATTATACAAATTTCCTTCTTTTAGATTTGACTTATTTTTATTCATGGCTATAATAGTTATATCGCGGCTGTAGTATAATGGCCATTACTCTAGCCTTCCAAGCTTGATATGAGAGTTCGATTCTCTCCAGCCGCATTTATGCCAAAACCTCGTAAAACTTCTACTCAACCAAAAAGAAAAATTAAAAAATTTGTAGAAAAACCAAAACCAATTTATCCAGAATTTATTCAGTCCTTTATTAATAAAGTTCAAGAAAATTCAAAATTTTTGGTAAAAGTTGATCAATATGCTGAAGGTAATTCATACCATGTGGCTGTAAATATAAAAAATGGTACGAGGCAAAGAACTATTTGGATGGTTGGTTTTGCTACAAGTAATATTGAACTGAATGTTTTTTGGGATTCGGAAGCGTATAAAATACATAAATGAAAACCCTAAATATTAGGGAATGTTAATAGACTATAATTATAAAACCTATCTTTCTGGTATAACTTTTAGTGGAATCACATATAGTTTTACTCCACCATTTAAAAATAATAAAGGTTTTATATATTCTCCGGCTTTAATTGAAAATTATACAGACGCTGATGTAAATGTTGGAATTGCATTTTTACAAAAAATTGTTTTTGTTGATCCCGACGAAAATGAAGTAGAATTTGATGTAGATAATGGTGCAGTTGGTGGCTATTATAATTCGGGTTCTGTAATAGATTATTACGCTCAATTTATGCCAATTACAACACCTTTGCGAATTAATAATTTAAGAATTGGTTTATTCAATACAGATTCACCTATTTCAATTTTTATGCCAATAAGATACAAACGAATGATATTTTCATTGGGTTCTAATCAAGTGGAACCAGTTACATGGCTAGATACTATAAAATTATTTACTTTATACTAAAATGAGACTATACAATAATTTAAAAAAATACAACGGAACAGTCACCAAAAAAAACAAAGGTGTTTTAGTTGTTTATGAGGGAAATACTACCGTTGCTATTCCTTTTCGAGTCGCTTCTGTATCTGTAATAAACGTCGATAATACTACATCATCAGTATCTCTTTATGCGGAACCAGCAACGGATGCAAATGGTGATCCTCATGAGATAGGAGCTACTAGCACCACCTACTTATTTTTTCCTTTTTCGGTAGCAGATATTACATCGTATGCTGATGCAAATAATAGAATTTCGATATACGAACTCTTCTAAATAATAGTATGAGAACTTTTAACAACGTAAAATTATTTGGTACTGGTATTACAGGTGCAACTGGTGCAAAACACAATAATTCTGTTTTAATTCGTAATGGATCTACAACAGCGACAATAACTTTACAGTGTATGAATACTGACAATGGTATCGAATATGTCGGACCAATTTCTTTAGCAACAAATACTGTAGTGGTGTGGCCAACTTATGTTTATGGTTTTACTGCCAGCAGCGCAAACGTTACAGTCTACGAATTATTTTAAATTATGAAAAAAAAATTACGTTGTCTGGTAACAAACAACGAAATTAAACATGGTGAATGGTATTGGTATTCTTGGGAAATGGAAGCACCAATATCTGCCAGTGGTATGGCAGATATTGAGATGCGTCGTCACGAACCCGATGATGAATTTGCAAAAATTTTATGGGAAGAATGGATCTGGTCTAAAGAAATAGGCCAGCCCGATCTTTAAAAACCCAAAAACTTAGAAATCTTTTGTGAAACTGATTCGTTTGTTGGTTTTGGTCTAGTAACAACTCTTATTTTTGCTCCACCACCAAGTGTGGCTCTTCCTTCAGCATCAGGAGCAAGTCCACCAACAACTGATGAAATTTTAGTTTTACTTACTACTGGTGAAGATGGTGTAGCAGGTTTTGGACGAACTTTTTTTGTTGGTTCTGGTTCTGGTTCCATTACAGGAACTTCTGCTGTCATGGTTGATGCTGGAGTTGGTATGCCTCCCTTTGCCACCAACTCATCATCTCCTTGTGCAGGAGAGCCAGCTTCAATTCTTGCTTTAGCTGCGTTAGGGTTCGTAAATTTTGGATTCCCTAAAGTTACATTATGTTGTGCTATGTTTGAAGCTTCTACGTCTTTAACGTCGGCATCACCATCACCATCGGAGTCGGATACAGCTAAATCGGGATTTGATTGTCTTATACCACGATATACACCAATCATTTCGCCAGTAGTTCTTGGGCCGGGACTTGGAGTATCAGATAAAGATTCAAAACCTTCATCGCCAAATATGGTACTTCCTGTACCTTTTTCTGAAGCGGAAATTTCTCTAGCTTCTTTTCCCATATTAACTATAGATTGTGGTTTAATGGTAAGTTGTTCAGAAGGTTTTAAAGCTGGATTTGGTGCTTTCGAACCTTCTTTGGCATCAGGTCTCTGTCCAGTATTAATAGTTTGAATTAAATTCACCATACCCTGCATTATGCGACTAGTTTGATCTTCATCGGCACTAGATGAAAATGTTTCAGGACGAACCCCTCCTCTTGGAATTGAGGCTTTCACTCTAGTAGTTTTACCAGAAGCATCGCCAACCGAACTTGTTGCTTTTGTAGCTTCTGATAACAAATTTAGTTGATTTGTTTGAACCTTGTTTGCTGCTTGATTCAATGAATGTATCCAACTATAATAGCCTTTAATATTCTTCATACAATTATTTATATTTGACTTTATCTCAAAATAAACTATAATTATTCATATGGATTACGGTTCAAATGGTGCTGGTAAAGGAGATTCTTATCGTCCTGTAAATTATGCAGAATATTGTAAAAATTGGGATAAAATTTTTGCAAAAAAGAAGCCTTCAAAGAAAAAACTTGACAAACCCAAGAAAAAGCGTATAATATAATCATGCCTAATTCAAAACAACGTATTACTGCTCGTACTCACAAAAAGCGCAAGAATAGGATTGCTCGTCAACGTGCCGAGAGTCTTATGAATGCAAAGGTTGGCACTCTTCGTAAGCTTGACGAGATTGGCCAACTTCCTAAGTCTGTCAAGCTTTCAAGGTTGCCAAATGGCTAAAACTGAAACTGTTATGACGTTTGAAGAAGTTCGCAAGAAGTATGGTCAGATTGAATGCTTCTTTACGTACTTTGATGGAGAAAAGTGTTCTTTTGATTTTTATGGAACTGATGCTAATGGAAATGAAGTTCGTATTTCTATTGGCGGCTGTCCTGCTTGGATCAAACACTTGGCTTTCGGTCCCAATGATGGTATAAATATTTCAGACGCAATAGAGCGTCATGTTCGATACATCTCTGTTACAGATAATCGTAGCAAAGTTTTGTATGAACAAATTTTTGATGTTTAAAGGAAAACATGAATAACTCAGATTTTAACGATTTTATGAATTGGCAAAACGGTGACGAAGAGCCACCAAAGAACTTTTTCTACTATGGTCCTTGGAATGAAAAATTTAGGGAAATGTGGAACAAGATGCATCAAAATATTGATAAGAATGAATATGCAGAACAGATGAAAGATTATATGAATATCGATGATATCATGAAGGATGTCATGAATAATTCAATTAAAAAGCATAAAGAGAGTCCCAAAGCAAATAAAAATCGTACAAAGAAGACTATCTTCAATCAAGACGATTATCTGAAGCTAATTGAGATTCGTGGTTATCTTGCTATTACTGAGCAATATGCTCACGTAAAGGCTTTGGATAAACTTCTATCACAAATTGTTATTATTCCAAAGGATGAAAAATGAGTGATTACACACCCGGTTCAGCTTATGATTTAGGTTATAACGCAAGAATGAAAGGTTCTTCCAAACCAAATAACGTTTTAGTTGCTGAGAATAATGTTTATTGGCAAGAATGGGAAGCTGGTTGGGAAGATGCTCATCAAAAAATCATAAATGAATCAAGAAATAGAAATATGTCTTGCAAAAGCCCAAAATGCTGCAAAAATAAAAAATTTATTCAAGATTAAATTTTTTAATATTTAAATTGTATTCTTCTAAAAAATTTTTAGCTGGATAATTAATCCAATGCAAATATTGGTCGCCAGATTCTGGATTAACAGTTCTGACGGCCATTTTTGTATTTGATCTTCTTTGAAATCTTTGCAAATATGATTTGGTTGGACTATCTTGAATATCTTTCCAAGATTTTCCTTGTTTGAATTGAGTAAATTCTTCCGGGCAAACATCAAATATTTCACAATTATTAAGATATTTTCTTTTTAAAATTTTATCTGTAAGTGGTGGATCAAAACCTGCAACATTAGCAGAATCTGGATTTGCCTGAACTGATGGGCCACCGAGATTTCCAGAAGCCATGTCTTCTACCAATTCCAAATAACTTACTTCTCCGTTAGAGATGTTTGTAATATGACCTTCAATTAACATATTGAGATATAAAGGATCTAAATCATATTCTTCATACTCTTCTTGAAATAATTGCAGCGTACTAAAATAAGAAGCTAATTTTGCTTTTGTTAAATTTGAAGGAATTAATTCAAAAATTTTTTTAAGTTTAATCACAAGATATTCAAAAGAATCTATGCTACTTTCTGGTTTTATAATATTACCTTGATCATCTATCGCACCAGCTTTGTAGGCATCAAGAGCCGTATAAGGTCCAGATATTGCTTGCGCAAATTCGTAAAAATAAAATGGTGGAATATAAGAAGATCCTGAAAGCATTAAAAATATTTAGTTTTCAGTTTGTGTAAGTTTTCTATCAACTCTTGGATCGGTATTTAAAATTTTATAATTTACTTCGGGAATATCAATATTTTTAAATTCTAAAAATACTAAAAAAGATTTTAAATAAGAATGCAATCTTGGATCTAATTTAAAAAATAGTATTCTCATCAATTTTTCTTCACCGAATACATTTTTTAAAATTATAATATGATTTATTATCAATCTTTCACGTATAGATTTTAAAGTTTTATGTTTATGTATTTTTTGAAGAAGTCTTTTAACATATTTTACACGCTTCATATCATCTATAAATTCATCTTTTCCTGAGCATTCAGGGTTAAAATAATATCTTTGACAGAAGTTCATAAAATTTTCTTCTGTCAAAGATTCGTATTTTGAATTCATTATTTTAGTGCTGGCAACCACAGTCAGAATCTTTATCACTATTATATGAAGATGTGTCCATCGGAACAATTACCATTTCAACTCTTCTCAATCCACTTGGAAGTTTTTGAACTTGAACCATCAGAGCTAATGAATGGCCTAATTTTTCTTTAATGCCATCACCTTGTTTAAATCCTTTTTTATTTACATCTTCATATGGATTTTGTCCATAAACACCTAGCTGTGGGCTACCATATTGAACCAATTCGTACATATTTTGCCCATCCATCATTTTGTTTGTTTTGCACATAAAATCCAATCCAAAATGATTTAATTTTTGTTTTACAACTGCGAGAAGGGAATCGGGATCAATATAATCTTTTGCAGAAAAAGTATACAATAATGCATTTATTGCATCAATTGAATTTGGCATCTGTAAATTAAATGTACCTTTATTTGTTAAGGCAGATGGTCCGGGGTTTGGTTGACCCATATCGTAAAGACCACCACCGCCTGTGGTAGCCTCTGGCGCATTTTCTACTAAAGTTCGGATATTTGAAAGTAATTCTTTAAATTTCATGTTGTTCCTTATATTTATGAATGTTTTTAATTCATTTTATGTTTTTCTATCAAACCATATAAATTTGGATTATAAGTTACATTTTTTATGCTATCCAATGTTTCTTGAGCAATGTCTTCAGAAAGCTTTTTCCACTTTCCTCCTTTAGATTTATAGCACTTTGCGGCCCAAGCATTGGCATATGCACTAGGATAAACATCAAACTTTTTCTTTGCTTGTTCGATGCAAGAATTCCACTTTTTAGGATTTTTGGCTTTGTTTTTGGAAGCCTCCTCCAACATTTCTGATTCCTTTAACATGGCTGATACTGGCTTGGCACTCCAAGTCTTGCAGGCCCAGTAACGAGCCTTCCAGCGAGGACCCGGATTATCGCAATTATGTCTAGCTCTGAAGTTTCTGCGGCGATCTGGGTCATCGCGCTTAATTTCCATATTTGGGTCGCCAAAATTTACTTTTACGACATTCCCTTTATCATTTTTTACATAAACTTTGTACTTCTTTACATCACCTCGCATAATTTTATTGAGTTTTACTTTTTTACCGTTATCTTCATAAATTTCAATTTTTTCATCAAATTCATTAAGTTCAATTCCTTCAGTAGTATCAACAAATCCCATTACTGTTTCTGGATCAAATAATTCTTCTATTTCTTCACCGTCTTCGTTTTCAAAAATAACTTTATACTTGTTTTCAATTAACTCTACAAAATTTACATTAAAGAAATTTCCATTTTTAGAAACAATTAAATCACATGGTAAAAGTTCTTTTGCTTCTATTATTGGATATTGAATTGTTAAAAAGTTTTCTGCGTTTTCAACAATAAATTTTGCGTATGATTCTTCAATTTTTGAAATTCCAGTATCAACGAATACTGGTTTCTTTCCTTTTCCTTTTACATCGCCTTTATCGGATCTTCCAGCTTTTTTCTGTGCAGATCTTTTACGACGAACAAATGAAGCTATTTTTTCTTTACCTAACTTTTTAGCTTTTTGTTTACTTAAACATGCTGCATATGCTTCACCTTCTTTTGCATCGCCGCATTTTCCAACTCTTTCACCTTTAGTATTATATCTATCCCATCCCGGACCACCGCCTGCAGATTCTTTATTAAACCATTTGCCGAGACCAGAATCAGAAAATACTTTTTCTAAAATTAAATTTACATTATTTGAGATCATTTCCAATCCTTATTTTGTTTCTCGCCTTTTTTATGGCCATTGTCTGCTCTATTTTTAGATCTATCTCTAACCCGTAGATTATTTATACCTTTTGAACCACCAGAACGTAATGGTTTTTTATGATCTATATCTTTTCCATCACCCTTTTTTACAACTCCCTTTTTTTCCATCTGTTCTCTGGCTTTTGTTCTCGCAGCTCTTTCTTTTCTCTGCTTTGGCTTTCCGTGATAATTTCTATATTCCATGTCATAATCTCTTTTATATTCTTCTTCAATGGAATTTAAAAGATTGATTAACATAAAATATCTAAATGGTTCTTGTTCAATTTTTTCTAATAAATTTTGATAAATAAATTTTAATTCTTGAGGTCTTACTTCATTTTCAAGAAGAACTTGGTTGCCCATTTTTATGAATGATTCTTCAGCTGCATCAATTAAATTGACTTTTACCAATGAGTTTAATACAAAATTATTTGATAAAGATTCTAAAAGAATTTCATTCATAATAACTGCACTATTTTCCATCAGAGAATTGGCTATTTTTTGACCCTTTTCTACTGGTATTTTAATCATTTTTTTACCAATTTTTATGTGGTTATATTCGACAGCATTTAAATCTTTAGGTTTAAATCCGGGCAATAGACTTGCATTCATTGATATTTCATAGTTATTAATCAAATTTGAAACCATTAATTGAACTGCATCTACGGAGTCTATTGGAACAATCATTTTTTTAAGAACATTATTTTCATTTTGTTCCACTATAACACTGTATTTTTTTAACATTTCAGCAGCAGATGGTTTATAATTTATGACATTTTGTGCTGTAATAATATTTTTAGCAGGTTTTAAATCCAATTCAGATTGATTGGCAATTACATTTATATAATCATCTGTAAGTGGAAACACACCATTTATTGTAATTACGTGATTAGCTGCAACTTTAGGAGAAACAATGCCATCCCCCCTTAAAACATTTTTTAATACTTGTCCTATTATAAAAGATTTAAATTGGCTATTTTTGCCTTTTATCATTTCTTTTGATAAATTTTTCCATTCCTCTTGGTAATTTTTAAGAGAAACTTTTGGATTTAATTTACCATCTTTACTTAAAACCATTCCCAAATTGTTACCATTCATATCAATTACTGGAGTTGACATGAATTTATTTGTTAGTTTTTCATTTTTTAATATCAAATCAAGATATTCATCGGGAATCAATTCTTTTGAAAAGCCCGCTTTTATTTCTGCACCATTTTGAAAAATTTCTCCAAGCATTTTATCGTTTTTAATAAAATCTGGATTTGATAAAGCACCAACCAAAGCAGCACCAATATATCCTTTAAACGATTTTGCCGATTGGCTCATTTCAGATGTAGAGAGACTTATTTCTCCTCCCGCAGAAACTTTAAATCTATAATTTCCACAAGACATGTCTGACATTCCATCGCTGTTTATAGCAGTCGGGCCGGATTCTAAAGAAGTCAACATATTTTGTATGCAAGCTTCGCCTAACTGTGATAAAATCTTTTTAGCAGTATAAAATGCATTTCTTGTAAAATCTAAACCCGCTGGATTTAGAGATGTGAGGGTTTGCATTTCTTGATCACTCGCGCCCATTTTCATTTTTGCCAAAAAAATTAAAGCATTCAATACTTGTTGATTGAATGGGCTTGAAGATATTGGATTTAAAGAAAATTTAATGCTTAAAGATTCATATGTTAAATTATCAAAATTATTATTGTCTAATGGCTTTCTTTGTGCCATAAAATATTCTTGTCTCAATTCTGGTGGCAATTGGGCCAATTGTTCACCATTCATCTGAGACAAGTTTTGAAATATTTCTTCTTTTGAAAGTCTACGGGCTTTTGGTTTTTGTTCTTCTGCTTCTTTCGGTTTAGCAGTTCCTTTGGAAGATTCGCTTTTTCTTTCTTCTGATTTTTCTTTTTTATTTTCTTTTTTCTTTGGCTCTTTTGTTTTTACTTCACCAAATAAAAGTTTTGAAGCTCTTGTCTGTTCAAAATTTGGATCTCTTGTTAATTGCTGCGCTTCCCCGAGAGATAGGCTATCTTTACCAACTCTAGTGTGATATTTTTCATTAAATGAATCTTTAAAAATTAATTGAAGTTTTCCTTCATTAGTTTTTACAGAAATTACTTCCTTGACAAGTTCCTGCTTCGGCTTCTTGTCTCTAGGAACCATTCTAGAGCGTTCTATACGCTTACGTGCGGCGTCTTTTGATTTTAAGTCCGTAGAAGAGCCTTTTGCTCTTTCTTTCTTTTCAGCCTCTCCAGACTTAGTAAAAGCTTCTTTTGATGTTCTGGCTTCTGTTAATTTGAATAAAAGTGATTTAAAGTTCATCTCCAATTATTTAGGCTCTGGAGTAACCTTATAATTTTCTAATGGGTTGTAAAGTTTTAAATTTTTATATGTTTTTGATTTTCCTGTAGCCAATTTTCTTAAATTGGCGTAATCCAACTTATTTTCCCTTGCATAATCTGCAATACAAGAAATATTCAAAATTTCATTGGTTTTTGTATTTACTAAAACCGCACCCATTTTTATCTGAATTTTATTTACTTTTTTTTCTTTTATCTTTTCGTGGGATCCAGATCCCTCTTTTACTGCTCTTAATTCTACCGCCGTCCAGCCTTTATATGTTTTACGTTTTCCATTTAAAAGTTCACAAATTTTTACTGGTGTTAACCCGTATTTTTTACCAAATTCACTCATATTTTCAAAAAATACTTTTTCTTCTGTGTCAACGCGTTTTAACCAATATCCGTTTTTTTCTTTTATTGGATTTGTCCAAAGCCATTCACCGTCTTTTTCTAAAAAGACACCACCATATTTTTCAATAAAATTTTTTCTTAACTTGACAGCTTTAGTACTTTGATTCATTTGAACCCAAAGTTTTGTTCCTTTTGTATTTACTTGTTCTTCTAAAGTTTTTGGTTTATAAAACATTATTTACTTTTCTATAATTGGTTATCAATCCATGCAAATGTTTTACATATTTAATTGGATTTCCTTGGAATACCTGTTTTATTCCATCTTCACATGCAATTAAAATAGCAAAGTTATCTACTATAATATTTGTTCTTTCTTGAAACATTAACGCATAAGCCGTTGCTTGTGCAAAATAATTATCAATATCTCTTTCTCTTTTTTCTTTTGTACTGGCTTTAAAATCAATGATAGTCATTTTTCCATCATATTCTGCTATACAATCTGTTCTTCCGGCTAGTTTTAATGTTTTAGACCAGAGAGAATTTTCTATAGATATAATATTATCAATTTTATCTAATTCGGGTTTAATCAAATTAAATAAAACTTTATTTGCAGAAGTCACGCTATCAAAATCAATTTCTTCATTTCTAAGATATTTTTCAATCAGAGAATGAAATTTTGTACCTCTTGTTGTAACTCTTTTACTTTCTTCTGGATTTTTTTCTCTCCATTTAGAAAAAAACTGTTGTTTTTCAAAACCAACAACAGTTGTCACGCTGGGGAATATACCGCCGGGAGTTTCATAAAATCTTTTTCCATCAATTGTTACTTCCTTTAAGTTACAATCTATTTCAATAAAATTATGATTAAACTTTTTTAATTCTGATAAAGACATATTTAACAAATATTATACTATATTATTTTAAATATGCAAGTATTGAGTGAATCTTCCAAGAGCTCTTGCTCCTAAATTTACATTTGCACCCAATTTAAATCCACCACCCTGTTGTAGATTTCCATAATCATTGTCGCTGCCACCTATCGATGGTATTCCTGCTCTTGATGATTTTCCTTTTTGTCTTGGTTTACCGATATTTTTTGGTGGTGGACCTTTTTCTGAACCACCAATTCCACCTTTATCAGTTCCACCAGTTGAAATATTTTTTGTTACAGGTACTATTATTTGTGGGACTTGTGGAACTTGTGAAGTTTCATCATTTTGAGTATTTTGTTCTGTATCTTTTTCTTGCTTATTTGTTATTTTTTCTTGCGCTTTTTCAAAATCTCTATACATATCGCGCATCATATCAAAAATAGTTTTTGTTTCTTTAGTTTCTTTGGTTTCTTTGGTTTCTGGTGTTACACTCGGAGCCGAAACTGCAGAAGGTCTTTTTGCACCAGATATCTGTGACGGTTCCTGTATTGTAATCGTTTCAGCTGATTTTCCGGTAGCTTTGCCACCGAATCCTGCAGAAGAAGGTTCAACCAATTCTGGTGCTTGTCTGTCTCTCTCTGTTGTAGGTTGTTGTTCTGGTTGTGTGGAAGCATCATCCGGAATATCGGAATCGGGTGTTTTTTCGGGAGCCGAAACTGCAGAAGGTCTTTTTGCACCAGATATCTGTGATGGTTCCTGTATTGTAATCGTTTTAACTTGTTTATCGGCAGGTGTTCCACCGGATCCCGCAGAAGAAGGCCCAACCAACTCTGGTGGCTGTCTATCCCTATCTGTTGTAGGTTGTTGTTCTGGCTGTTGTGGTTGTGCAGTAGCGGGCGTTGATATGGGAGCCGAAACTGCAGAAGGTCTTTTTGAACCAGATATCTCTGATGGTTTCTGTATTGTAATTCTTTCAGGTGTTTTTGTTACTGCTCTTTCAGGTTTTGCTGAAGGCGGTAAAGCGTCATCAAGTTTTGTTCCTGTAGCTGGTTTTTCTATTACTCCCGGTTTTGCAGTCGGAGCTTTCATTTGTGGCATTAAGTCTGCAACAGCTTTTCCAATTTGTTCGCCATTAATTATTTCTACTGGTTTTGTTTCTGTTGCCCATTTTGGTACAGAAATTTCAATTGCTGGTTTAACTTCTGCAACTTGTGGAAGTCTTAATAAATCTGCTAAAGTTGTTTGAGCTGGCAGCAGATTTGATCCTGCACCCGGAATTGAAGCTACTATTCCTGCCGCTCTTGCCAGAGATGGTTTTGGTGCTCGTTTCGGAAACTGAAATGAAACTGGTGAGAGATCTTTCAATAAATCTTGAATTTGCTCGGGAGTCAATTCCTCCGGTGGTTTTGGAGATATTTCAGGTTTTGCTGTTTCTGCAGGTACTTCTTTTGATTTTAGAGAAGCCTCTGCTTCTTTTGCTGCTCTAGTAAGAATTGATTCTGGTGGTCTTTTTATTTGTTCTATTGCCTTTATATCTGTTAAAGACAAAGTTGTTTTTGGTTCGGGAATTATTGCTGGTTCTGGAATTTGTGCAGTAAAAGCACCACCCCGTCTTCCTTTAGGTGCTAATTTATAGATATTTGGTAAATAACCAACAGATTTTAACGTTTCTCCAGTATTGGCCCAATCTGGTTTTAAAGAATATTCTGGTACAGGTGGAGTAGCAGGAGCATTCCAATCAACTTGTGTTTCTGATTTTTTGGGTGTTTCAACTGCAGGAACTGTTGGTTCTTCTGGTGGTTTTGGAGAAATTTCTGGTTCAGATCTTCTTCTTCTTCTTTCTTTTGCTTTTCCTTCGCCTCCAATTGGTTCTGGTGGTGTCCAGAATGTAATTGGAACATTTGGTTTTACAGAA